CGGGCGAGCCGCCGGTGCCGCCTGCCCCCGCTTCGTCGGCGCCGAACGACGCGCCGGCACTGCCCGCGCTGCCGTTGCCGGCGCCGCCGGTGCCGCCAGAGAGCTGAAAGAAGCCGCCCTCGCCGTGGTCGGCGAGCAGGCCGGCACCGCCTCCACCGCCACCGCCGCCGCCCTTGCCGCCGCGGATCGTGCCGCCGCCGATGATCTTGAGCGGCCCGCTCGAGGAATCGATCGCCGGGCCGCCCGGACCGCCGGCCACTCCCGGCAGGCCACTCCCGCCCTCGCCGGAGCCGTTGGGCGTGCCGCCGATGCCACCGGCGCCGGCCGTGCCCGTGGCACCCGACGCGGTTCCGACGAGGTCCAGGATCGGCTGCGCCGTCGACGGCCAGGAGCCGCGCACGATCGTCACGTCGACGTCGAGCGGCAGCGTGAACGTCACCTGCTGGATCGCCAGGCCGACATAGTCGTTGGCATTCGCGAGCGTCCGCAGGTTCACCACTGGGCCATCCTCCGCAGCGATCGTGATCTCGATCGGACTGAGGTCTGCGCCGATCGGCACCTCGGGCTCGTCGGGCAGCGGGTCGTACATCCGAGGATCGTCGTCATAGGCGACGATCGTCGCCGAGCGACCGTCCTGCTGCGGCGAGACCATCTTCACCTTGAGCCGCTTGGCGTAGGCCTCGCCGGGCCCGAGCTGGATCCATGTCCGCTCGCGATCTCCCCCGATCAGTATCTCGGGCAGGTCCTCGGGATCGGGCACAGTGAGCTGCACCTGGTCTGGCTGCCCGTCGACCGGCGTCGCGACGAACGGCCCCGCCTTGCGGCCCAGGTTGTCGCGCACGGCCGCGTAGTAGGTCGCCGCCGGATCGCTGAAGTCCGGCGTATCATTGAACGTCAGGATCGGCGCGTTCGGATCGCTGTTGTCGACGTCGATCACCTCGAGCGTCTGGCCGTATTTCGGCACGTCGTGTGACATAGAGATGCCGTCGCCGAAGGTGACCGCCAGCCCTTCCATCGCCGTCTGCCAGCCGACCACGCGGCGGCGGTAGCGATCGGCGCGGGCGAGGTTCCACAGCACAGCGCGCGCCTGGTCGCGGCTGCCGACGCCGTGCAGGGTCAGCCGGCTCGGCCGCTCCTGTGCCGAATCGGGAAACGCGACGGTGACGTCCCTCGGCTTCCAGTACTTCTGGTCGATGAAGGTCCCGATCAGCGCATCAGGGCTGGTGCTGTCGCGCATCACGTACTGCGCGCTGAACGAGCCCGGCGCGATGTTGCGCGGCGAGAACATCGCCACCGGTGCGGTCACCGGCACATCGCGCACCAGGTGGACCTTGCCCCCCTGCACCACCCGCTCGCCGACGACCGCGCGCGCCACCCGTGCCAGCGCCTCGCTGACCGTGGTCGCGGTATCGAACACGAAGTCGAAGGTCCAGCCCTTCTCGGCGAAGTCGGCCTTGTGGGCATACAGCTCGGCCAGGCCGATCTGAGCATCGCGCAGCCGGCCGCCGTTGGACGTGCGGCCGATGTAGGCGAAGGCGTCGCACGGGCTGCGCGTCGCGATCAGGGCGGTGCCCATGGCGCCAGCCTCCTCGTCCCAGGTCGACAGCTTGCGGGTCGCGATCAGATTGAATTGCCGTGCCTGCGAGGCATTCAGCGCGGCGCTGCCCCGCATCTTCAACGCGATGCACGTCATCCCCGGGTAGTTGCGGCGAAACAGCAGCCTGCCGCGCAAGCCGATCCAGTCGAACTGATGACCCGCCTGCAGGCTGGTGCTCTTGGTGTCGACGCGACGCACCCGAACCCGCCAGCGCGCCGCCTCGGGCAGGAGGAACGGCTCGGTGAAGCGCTGCGCGACGTCGCTCTGGCCGATGTAGTGGATCGGGTCCGGTGTCAGGTTCTCCCAGACATCCGGGTCGCCGATCGGCTCGCCGTCGTCGTCGATCTTCTGCGCCTCGCACTCCCAGTAGACGTGCTGGCCGTCGTAGCCGGTCGACACCGGGTTGAACGCCCACAAGCCGCGCGGCGCGATGAAGTCGACCTCGATGCGGTCGACCAGCGTGCCCGAGGGGTTGGCGGCAAACGGCCCGTTCCACGGGCTGCCGGCCGCCTCGTCGAGCATCTCGACCTGGGCGACGTCCTGGCAGGTCAGCCAGCGCTCGTCGGCGATATCGGTGTCGGAATACTCTCCCGGCGCGATGACCTGCCATTCAACGGCATCGCCGTAGGACGACAGCGGCGTGTCGCCGAGCTTGAGGCTGTCTTCGTCGATCTCGTATTCGCCGATGCCCAGCGCGACGATGTGGCGGAGGTACATGTCGTTGGTGCCGGGAAAGCCGAACACGTTGACGAAGGTCGCATAGGGCTGGGTGATGAAGTCGGGGAAGAGACGGTTGCGTCCGAACGGCTCCGGGATCGGCTGACCGAGGCGCGCGAAGTTGCCCTGGGCTTGCAGGTTGTAGACGGGCGAGCTGGTCGGGGTAGACGAATTGTAGCCGGTGCCGCTCGACGTCGGCGGCGCCGGCGACGTGAAGAGGCTCATCACGCCGTAGGCGATGGCACTGAGGGCGATGCCAGCCAGGGCGGTGCCGATCGAGAGCGCCGTGCCGGCGCCGATGGTGACGCCGAGGGCGGCGCCGGCCGACCCAATGAATGGGGCGATGAGACCACCGAGATACGGCGCAGCTACCGCAATCGCGATCATGATGACGGCTGTCGCGACAATGCGGAGAGCCCCGCCACCGGCCGGCGGCGCATAGAAGGCGACCACGTCGCCCGCGCCGACCACCGTGCGCTTCCACTCCTTGCGCGTGAGCGCTTGGCCATTGAACAGGCAGACTGTCTGCCGGCTGAATTCGCGCACGCGGCGACGGCCATAGGCGCCTCCCGGCCGATAGACCTGAGTGTGCGGCCGCAGTCCCTTGTGCTTCTGCAGCAGCCGGCGAACGGTCACCGGCTTGTCGAGCCGATAGACGTTGCGCTTTGTCGGATCGAAGGGGTTGTAGAGGTGAACCAGCGCGCCCATCAGACCTCCGGTGTGTAGAAGCCGCGGCTGCGCCACTGCGCCATCGCCAGGTGTCGGGCGTCATGCAAGACCGAGCCGCTGCCTGCCGCGCAGTGGAGCACGGACCACAAGTCGGCGACCCAGATGCCGATATGCGTCGGATGCCTCAGCATCGACATGAGCACCGCATCGCCGTCGAGGGGCGCCTTGGTTTCCCGCCATCCGCAGTCGTTCGGCCCCACCTCGAGCGCCTTCCGGATCGCGTTCAGGCTCGCCGGCGCTTGATGGAAGGGCACCTCTCGACCGAACCGTTCGCGCTGCACCATGCGGAAGAACGACCAGCAGTCGTAGGCTTCCGGGCCTTGGGCGCCGAGGCCGTAGCCAAACCCTAGAAATCCGGTCGTCCAATGCATATTGTCTGGCTCCCAGTTAGGAGGATGCAGTGCGCAAGATCGCGTGTGTCGTGACCGCCATGGCCCTCGCCGGCTGCGGCGCCGAGGGCGTGCGTGATCGGCCACCGGAGTTCGTTGCCACCTACGACGTGCCGTGGGAGCGCATGACTATTTGCCTGCAGATGAACTTCGAAGGCTTGACGGTGACGCCGCTCATCAATCAGCGAGAGAAGACGGCCGCCCTTGTCATCGCTGTTACGGGCATCGTCGCGCCAGGCCCGACAGTGGCGGAGTATCGCATTCGCCAGATCGATAACGACGACAGGTCACAGGTCGAGTTGCGTCGTCGCCCCGGCATGGTCATGACGCCGAGCCAGTGGCGCGAGGTCACCGACCGCTGCGCCCGCAGTGGCGCCTAACGGCCGATCAGCCCCGGGTGCTCCGCCGGCGTGTAAAGCCGGATCGGGATCACGCCGCGCAGGTCGACCCCGGTCCGCGCCTTCAGCGTCACGCTGGTCACACCAACCGAGACATCGACCACCTCGAAGGTCAGCACCGGATCCATTTGAGGCCCGTCCTCGAGGGCGGTGTCGAGATACGGCCGGTAGGCCACGACGATCGGCTGGCTCGACGCCACGGCCAGGTCGAGAGCCTCGATCAGCGACCGGCTGACCCCGTCGACCGTGATCTCTATTTCCGGCGTCGTACCCGGCTCGATCGTCGGCAGGGTGAACGTGAACCCGCACGCCGTCCACTTGACCCACTGTCCCGGCTTGATCGGTGCGTCAGGCTCGAGCGGCGCGACCAGGTCCTCGGTATCGGCGACGATGCGCAGCGAATCGGGATTGCCGTTTTCGTCGACGAAGTCGGGATGCCGAACCTCGAGCGTGTCATGGACCACCTCGTCCGCTGGCGCCAGCGCTGCGGCCTCGGCGAGGGCTTCGGACATCGAGCTGTCGGGCATGCAGACTCCTCACCAATCGTGCAGGCTGCGGCGGATGGGGTCACAGGGGGAGGCGACGGATGCCCGACTATTCCAGCAGGACGCTCACGGTCGGCGTCTCCGGCGCGACCTGCTCGCCCGACATCGCGATCGTCTCCATCGCCACCGCGTAGCCGTCCCACGCGTCGTTGAGCACGATCATCAGCCGGTAGCCGGGAGCGGGTACGCCTGGCGTGACCTCGACCCGCTCGTCGCCGGCCTCGTCCCAGCCGTAGACCGGCGGCGTCTGCCACTCCGGCGGCGTCGGTGCCACGACCAGGGCGCGGCCGTCGCCGGTCGACGGGCCGGCCGCCGGCCAGTCGAGGCCGCAGGCCTGGACGAGCTGCCGCGCGCCGAGCTCGTCGGCGCACTGCAGGTAGATCGGCGGCTGCCAGCTCATGACGGCAGGAAGCCCCGGTTGGCGATGATCGCCGCGAAGTCGGCAGTGTCGGCCGTCTCGGCATGCTCGAGCACGGCCATTGTATCGTTCCAGTAGTTGGCGCCCGTGGCGTCGCGGAACAGGCGGCCATGCGTGAGGGTGCCGCTGTCCGACGCCGCGCCGGAGGTGACCAGCGCCTCGC